GGTGCCTTGAACTGAAAGTCCTTCTTCGCCCGCATTACAATCTCCATGTAACTAGGGCGACCCGAAGGCCGCCCCAATCATTAGACTTGTGTTACGCCATAAAGGCCAGTTTGGGTGTCATCGTCGAAGATATACATCCAAAGGGTTAGGCGCTTTGAGCCGTCAGCAGCGTCAGGAACCGCGTAGGTACCGCGAACGTCATTCGTCGTTGTTGTTGCAACGGTTGCGTCAGCAGCAGCAAAAGTGCCGGTGGTGACGAACGCGCCGTTCCAAGCAGTCAAGACGTAGTTGCGGGTGTTTGCACGAAACGGAAAGCCAAAGACATCCGTCGAACCAACGCTACCGTTGCCAGTAAGAGCAGCTGAGATCGCAACACGAGTTACAGTCTTAAATGCTTTCTGACCAGTAACAGCTGTTGTGCCGTTGAACGCAATTAATTCCGACATTGCAAGCCCGTAAACATCCGTACCTGTTACAGTTGCGGTCTGAGTCGTATCACCAGCGTTAGTCGAAACAATCGTTATAGTACGTGGCACATCAAAAGTAGCAACACCACTAGTTGCAGAAGCACCGTTTATGGTAAGGTTACCAGCGCCGGCTACTGCCTGAGCTGCAGCCACTGCCGTTGCCGAAAAGGCCACAGGGACCACATCGTAAACAAACATTGGCGACATAGCCACACCCGGTTCCGAAGCGGTACCGTTATTAGCAAAGTTCCTACCTGCCCGGACACCATCAGAGAAGTGAGTCATAAATTTTCTCCAAAATTAGGGAGGTGACGGATGCCACCCCCCTATCCGATTAGGAAGCGCCCTGTGAACCCCAGCCTGCGCGGAAGTTCGAGCAGCCGAACGAATAACGCTCAATGGCTTTCGCCTTGAGGTTGTCGGTGTCGAAGTCCGTGTAGACATCGGTTTCGAGAGCTTCACGCTCGTAGTGCTTGAAGCCGTTAGGAGCGTCGGTGAGCAAGAACCAGCCGTTCGTGTCGGTCAGGAACATATTAACGCGATGACCCTGCGGAACCGCAGAGTTGTTGTAGATCGCATTAATATCGTTGTTCGCTGTATCGACGCGGAACTGCGATTGGAGCAGGCGAGTCGCCGTCCACTGCAGTTCTGCTGGAACGATGAGCTTCGTAGGCTTCGTCATAATGCGGAGGCCCGCAGCATCACGGAAGCGCTGAACGCCAACGATGGCATCCTGAAGCGACGTTTCGTTCAAGTCAGCCTGTACCGTGAAGGTGTTGGCAACAGTACCGTTTTCGATGGGGTGAGCCGTCGAGAACAGAGGTTGACCATCACCAATTGGGAAGCTGGCTGAGAAGCCGTTGTTCAGCACAGATGCGCCAAGCACTTCCTTGGTCTGTTCCATCGACTGACGAAGAGCCTTCGCCTGCAGTGGGAACGACGATTGGTACAAGTTGTCCTTGATCGCCTGACGGGTGATGATGAAACCAATGCTGGTGTAACGGTTTACATAGTTCGTTACAAAGCGCTGGCCCATTTCGCCGTAAGCGGTCGAGGCACCTTCTGCTTTGATCTGAGCCAAGCCAAGCAGCTTAACTTCGACTTCGATTTCAACGGCCTTATCTGACGTGTGCTTCTCGAAGATTTCCGACCACTGACCGGGGTACATCGGATAGTCGCCAAATACGGCGGCTAGACCGGGCCGGAGCAGGTCGCGGATTGCGGTTGTATTAATAGCCATTTTGAATTCTCCTTACTGGCTTATCAGATGCCGGTGACGCCGCCACGATAGAAGTGGTTGTTGAGGACAACGTGCCAGTTAGCAAAATTTCCAATAACATTACCCGGAGTCGGATCAAGCTGGAGGATTTTGCAGTTCAGCGTGCTAGTCACAGCTTCTGTCGAGTTATCGATAGAAACAGCGGAAGTACCTGTCGCGGTTGAGCCAGCAGTGTACAGGAAGTTAATGTTCAAGCCACGATCAGCGAGAGCAAGCGGTGTGCCAGCTGCGCCAGAAGCGTTGGTTTCTTGAATCGAGAACACTGTGTTCGGATCATCAATCACGAGAGCCTCAACGGTCGAGCCGGTGAGAACGCCGGGGTTGCCGGGCCAGTAGTTCTGGAACGTCACAACGCCAGTGCTGCTGGTGTACTTAACACCCCAGAACACACCAATGCAGGTAGCTCCAGCAACGCCAACACCAAGTGTGCCGTCAGAAAGAGTTGTGACAGGATCGCCACGGAACAATGCAGTCGCGTAGGTGCTTGTGATTTGGTAAGGGTTAGTCGCGCCAGTCCAAGCAGATCCATCAAGTTTCTTGACGGGCTGAAAACCATTAGGCGCATTCGTTCCGTAAGACATACGGTTTCTCCATGCTAAAATGAATGATTCGGCTTTAACCTGCCTGCTAGGTGACGCGATACGTGACGCGACATCGAAACGGCTACCTGCCGAAGGAGTGGATAACGTGACCACCATCGA